ATCAGCGAGTCAGCTTGGGAAGAAATGACCTGCTTATTCGCACCTTCCCTTTTTCATACTTCCAGTCAGTGTATTTTACGCGCCCGATATCATTCTCATTGTATTTCTGAAGGTCTGCCAATAGAGTTTCACGGTAATCGTAAAAATCTTCTTGGTCACTAAAAGAGAATGTGGGGATTAGTTTTCTGAAAGCATTTGCTCTAACAGGCTTGTTTTTATAGGCTACCTCAAGGAGTTTAGCTTTACTGAACCTTGACATACCTAAGGAATAACTTGACGCTGATAATTTTGTGGCTGAAGGAAATATTTCTATATCGCTTTCTAAACTAATATCCCCATCGTTTGTTTCATAAACAATTGCGAAACCCTTTTCAGCATTACCATAGTGCCCCCACATTGTTAGAATGCTAGCGCTTTTTGAAAAGGATGTAATATATAGTTTATCGTTTAGCTCTGTGTCCAGTTCATTTTGTATGTATGAATTAAGCGCTTTTTTAACATTTCGCGCATCAACGAAGTCTAATTCATCGAAGGCCTTGTTACAGATCTCGGATGAAATTATCTTTAAGGTTTCCTCGTAATTAAGTGATAGTGATTTCTTCTTATTTAAAAGGGCTGTGTAAATGTCTTTTTTGAAAGAGGTTAAAGCCATTTCTATGTGAGACTTTGGCTTTGCATTCAATTGAATGAGGATGCTAAGAATGATTTCGTCGATAAATCTTGTCCATACCTCGCGGTCGGCGTTAAAAATGAATTGTGGTTTGCATTCATGTATGTCATTTAATTCTTTAGGTGAAGCAAAAAAAACCTCCCCATGACGAAGCATGGAAAGGTTAAGGTTGTCGACCCGCAGGTATTTATAAAAATACATCTCAATTCCTTATGTGTGAGCCATTCCTATAGATTAAATAGAACTTTTTTTTACTTTTCAAATTTTAATGCTGTCTCCATCAAAGATTTTCAAAGCATAAGGCGTACTAAGTATCGGGTGTGTTGTTGTATCCCCCACAAAACACCGTTCCATTGCCGCTGGCCTCGCCGGGCGGCATCCTTTCCCCATGAATAATCTAAATTCTCTGCAGGAAATCGCACGCGCGATCCGCAATCTTATCCGCACCGGCATCGTGACCGATGTCGACCACGACGAGGGGCTGTGTCGTGTCCAGACCGGCGGCATGGAAACCACCTGGCTGAACTGGCTAACCTGCCGAGCCGGTCGCTCGCGCGTATGGTGGGCTCCATCCGTTGGTGAGCAGGTGCTTTTACTGGCTGTCGGTGGCGAGCTTGATACGGCGTTTGTGCTGCCCGGTATTTTCTCTGACGACCATCCCGCGCCGTCTGCCTCCCCTGATGCGCTTCACGTGTCCTTTCCTGACGGGGCGGTTATCGAGTATGAGCCAGAAACCGGCGCGCTCACCGTGTCAGGTATCAAAACCGCAGACGTCACCGCGTCGGACTCCATTACGGCCGCCGTGCCGGTGGTACTGGTGAAAGCGGAAACCCGTATCACGCTCGACACACCCGAGGTGGTATGCACCAACAAGCTGACAACCGGCACGCTCGAACTGAAGAACGGCGGCACCATGCGCGGGAACATCGAGCACACTGGCGGGACACTGAAATCAAACGGCGTGCAGGTGGATAATCACGCGCACGGCAACGTACAGAGCGGCGGAAGCTGGACTAAGGGGACGCAATGACGGTGCGTTATCTGGGAATGAACAGCCAGACCGGCCTCAGTATCTCTGAGGTTGAGCATATCCGGCAAAGCGTGCGCGACATTCTGGTCACGCCGGTTGGCTCGCGCGTCATGCGCCGTGAATACGGCTCGCTCCTGTCGCAGATGATTGACCAGCCGCAGACCCCGGCGCTGCGCCTGCAGATTATGGCCGCGTGCTATTCCGCGATCCAGAAGTGGGAGCCCCGCGTCAGCCTGACGACCATCACCTTTGAACGGTCGGAGACCGACGGCGGGCTGTATGTCGACATCACCGGCACCCGCTCCACCGGCGGCCAGCCTTTTTCACTCACCATTCCACTGAGTTAAACGCTATGGCAATTGTTGACCTTAACCAGCTCGCCGCGCCTGACGTCGTGGAGGAACTGGACTATGAAACCATCCTGAGCGAACGAAAGGCGACGCTCGTCTCGCTGTACCCGGAAGACCAGCAGGACGCCATCGCGCGCACGCTGTCGCTTGAGTCCGAGCCGCTGGTGAAGCTGCTGCAGGAAAACGCCTACCGGGAAGTTATCTGGCGACAGCGCGTCAACGAGGCCGCGCGTGCGGTCATGCTGGCCTACGCTGCAGGAAGCGACCTCGACCAGATAGGCGGAAATTACAACGTCGAGCGCCTTGTCATCACCCCTGCGGACGACACGACGTTACCGCCGACGCCTGCCGTGATGGAGTCGGACACCGACTACCGTCTGCGCATTCAGCAGGCCTTTGAGGGGCTGAGTACCGCAGGCTCTACCGGCTCCTATCAGTTTCACGGTCGCAGCGCTGACGGACGGGTCGCCGATATTTCGGTCATCAGTCCCGAACCTGCGTGCGTGACCGTTACGGTGCTGTCCCGCGAAAATAACGGCGTGGCGTCTGACGAGCTGCTCGCTGTCGTTCGCAACGCGCTCAACGATGAGGACGTCAGGCCGGTCGCAGACCGCGTGACCGTGCAGTCAGCAAACATTGTCGACTATAAAATCACCGCGTCGCTTTACCTTTACCCCGGTCCCGAAAGCGAGCCGGTGCTCAGTGCTGCGAAAGCAAAGCTGCAGGCGTATATCACCGCGCAGCACCGGCTCGGGCGCGATATCCGCAAATCGGCCATTTATGCCGCGCTCCACGTTGAGGGCGTGCAGCGCGTCGAGCTGGCCGAACCGGTGGCCGACATCGTTCTCGATGACACACAAGCGTCATGGTGCAGCGACTACGCCGTTACCATAGGGGGCAACGATGAATGATACCCGCCTGCTGCCGGTGGGCTCGTCACCGCTTGAGGTGGCGGCGGCGCGTGCCTGCGCTGAGATTGAAAATACCCCCGTTCCGCTGCGTCGCCTCTGGAGTCCTGACGACTGCCCGGCAAATCTGCTGCCGTGGCTGGCGTGGGCGTTTTCCGTTGACCGCTGGGATGAGAACTGGCCGGAGGCCACAAAGCGGGATGTGATCCGCGCGGCGTGGTTTATCCATGCGCACAAAGGAACGATTGGGGCAGTGCGCCGCGTGGTGGAGCCCCTCGGCTACCTGATTAACGTGTCGGAGTGGTGGGAAACCAACGACCCACCCGGCACGTTTCGCCTCGATATCGGTGTGTTAGAGACCGGCATCACCGAGGAAATGTATTACGAGATGGAGCGGCTCATTGCCGATGCAAAGCCAGCCAGTCGCCATCTTATCGGCCTCAATATTATTCAGGATGTGCCGGGTTATCTGTACACCGGCGCGCTGACGTATGACGGCGACACCATCACGGTTTACCCGGATAAGTGAGAAAACAATGACAGTAAAATATAAAACGGTCATCACCAAAGCCGGTGCGATTAAGCTTGCTGCAGCGACCGTCCCGAACGGGAAAAAAGTGAATTTTACGGCGATGGCCATCGGCGACGGCGGCGGCACATTGCCGGTGCCAGATGCCAGCCAGACAAAGCTAGTCAATGAAGTCTGGCGTCATACGCTGAACAAAATCAGCCAGGACAACAAACATCAAAACTATGTGATCGCAGAGCTGGTCATCCCGCCTGAAACCGGCGGTTTCTGGATGCGCGAAATGGGGCTCTATGACGACACCGGCACGCTGATTGCTGTCGGCAACATGGCGGAAAGCTATAAGCCGGAGCTGGCTGAGGGGTCAGGACGCGCGCAGACCGTGCGTATGGTAATCATGGTAAGCGACATCGAGTCAGTCGAGCTGACGATTGACACCTCAACGGTGATGGCAACGCAGGACTATGTCGATGATAAGCTCGCGGAGCATGAGCAGTCCCGCCGTCATCCTGACGCCACACTCACCGCAAAGGGTTTCACGCAGCTAAGCAGTGCGACCGACAGCGCGTCTGAGACGCTCGCGGCGACGCCGAAAGCGGTTAAGACAGCGTATGACCTTGCTAACGGGAAATACACGGCTCAGGACGCGACCACGGCGCAAAAGGGTATCGTCCAGCTCAGTAGCGCAACCGACAGCACGTCTGAGAGCGTCGCAGCGACGCCGAAAGCGGTCAAGGCGGCGTATGACCTTGCTAACGGGAAATATACGGCTCAGGACGCGACCACGGCGCAAAAGGGTATCGTCCAGCTCAGCAGCGCAACTAACAGCATCTCTGAGGCGCTCGCGGCTACGCCAAAAGCCGTGAAGCTGGTCAGTGGTGACGTGACTAACCTCAAAAACAACCTGCGTGATGCTGCTTACAGAAACGTAGCCGATAAAGCTGCGGGTGATTTAGTACCGGTTGGGTATAAAGGGAATTTTGTTTCCTCCTGCAACCATGACCCGATTAATTTTGCGACATATCCTTTTGTGGTCGGCGAATCGCTGTTTTTGGATGTGCGGTATTGCACGAATACGCCGCAGTTTCTAAAGCAGGATTATTATTATATTAACGTTATTGCAGCGACCAACCCTTCATTAGGGGGGCAATATAACCGCCCATTGATCCAGTTTGTAAATTATACGAGTTCAACGTCTATCTATGCCATCCGTGAAGATGACGGGTTGAATACTGGCTGGCGTTATTTCCGTGAAGTTCAGTACGATGCGGATAATGCCACTATCACTGCACCCGGTTTTATTCGGGCATGTAACGGGAATACAGAGCTTGGGCAGAATGCAATTTTCATCAGAGGTTATGGAAATAAGCATTTGTGGTTTTTCAAAGATAATGCAGAAATGGCTCTTATCTATGCCGGAGATGATGCGGTATTGCGCCTGCGTGGCGGTGGCGGTCCTTCACTTAATATCGATCCTGATGGCAGCATTTCAGCCCCTGGCTATTTTGCCGCAGGAGACGATATTCACTCCGGGCGCAACATCAGCAACGTTGGGCTGATTCAGGCAGGTGCAGGAGTATACGATACACCGGGTGTACGCGTTTATTCACCTAATAACCCGCCACCGCGTGATCAGTATGCCGCGCCAAACACAGCATGGTTGACAGGAGGCCAGACGTGGTGGCGCTGCGGAAGTTCAGGGGCTATGCGTATGGCAGCTGTGGTTGGTGGCGTCCCGAACGGCGGGCGCGTCACCTTCCCGACAGCATTTCCTAATGTCTGCAATGTCGTTATCCCGACTAGAAATGAAGAATCAGGGCAAGGTGCAGCAATGCAGCCTTATAACGTCGACAGAACGGGATTTAACTTGCGTATTGCTGGCGGCGGTACGGTTACGCTGATGTATGTAGCGGAGGGATATTAATTATGGGTTATGTATATCGTGCCAGCACTGGCGGCTTTTATTGTGATGAGCTGGAAGCCGAATATCGCAAGGCGGGAACGTGGCCGGGCTTCTTTGTGCGCGTGTCGGATGAGGATTACCGCAACCTGATGGAGGGCGTGTCTCAGGGGAAAATGATTGTCCCGAATAAGCAGTGTTATCCGGTACTGCAGGAGCGTCCGGCTCCATCCCGTGACGAACTTATCGCAGAGGCGGAGGAAAAGCGCCGGGAGCTGATTGAGTCTGCGCTGCAGTCGATTTCCGTTATCCAGCTCAAGCAAATGAACGGGCGCAGTTTAACCGAAAAAGAAGTTACCAGGCTGAATGACGTGCTTGATTATATCGAAGCGCTTGAGGCGACCGAGACCGACGCCGCCCCGGATATTCACTGGCCTGAATTAGCCGCGTGACCTGAGCCCTCCACCCGGAGGGCTTTTGTTTGTTGTTTTATCCCTCCGCCAACGCCATTTCATCGCGCCTGCAGAATACACAACAGAAAATAGTCGCACCCCTTAACCACGGAGTTAAACAGATGGGCGACTATCATCACGGCGTCGAGGTCATCGAGATTAACGATGGCACGCGCACCATTTCCACCGTCTCGACGGCCATCATTGGCATGGTCTGCACGGCCAGCGATGCAGACGCAAAGACATTCCCCCTTAACGAGCCGGTGCTGATTACCAGTGTGCAAACGGCTATCGGGAAAGCCGGTAAAAAAGGCACGCTGGCAAAATCCCTGCAGGCCATCGCCGACCAGTGCAAACCGGTCATTGTGGTGGTGCGCGTGCCCGAAGGCACCGAAGACCCGGACGACCCGGAAGCGGCGCAGAAAGAAACCATTTCCAACATCATCGGCACGACCGATGAGAACGGCAAATACACCGGGCTGAAAGCGCTGTTATGACTTTGCACAGAAAAACTCTGAGCTGCAGGCCGTGCTCGGGGTAGAGAAACAATCACCCGAAATGGAGGCGCTGCGCAAACAGGCGCGACAGCTCGGGGACAATACCGCTGCGTCTGCAGATGATGCGGCGAGCGCGCAGATTATCATTGCGAAAAGCGGCGGGGATGCCGCAGCGATTCAGGCGGCGACGCCGGTCACGCTGAATATGGCGCTGTCTAACCGTCGCTCGATGGAAGAAAACGCCGCGCTGCTGACGGGGATGAAATCCGCGTTTCAGATGTCAAACGACCAGATCGCACATATCGGCGACGTGCTGTCGATGACGATGAACAAAACGGCCGCTGACTTTGACGGGCTGAGCGACGCGCTGACGTATGCTGCGCCGGTGGCAAAAAATGCCGGGGTCAGTATCGAGCAGACCGCCGCAATGGTCGGCGCGCTACATGACGCCAAAATCACTGGCTCGATGGCAGGGACCGGAAGCCGTGCCGTACTCAGTCGACTGCAGGCTCCGACCGGTAAGGCATACGAGGCCATCAAAGAGCTCGGCGTTAAAACGTCTGACAGCAAGGGCAACACGCGCCCGATATTCGCCATTCTGAAAGAAATGCAGCGCAGTTTTGAGAAAAATAAACTCGGAACAAGCCAGCGCGGCGAATACATGAAAACCATCTTTGGCGAGGAAGCCAGTTCGGCGGCGGCGGTACTGATGACCGCTGCCTCAAGCGGCAAGCTCGACCAGCTCACGGCGGCGTTTAAAGCCTCGGACGGCAAAACCGCTGAGCTGGTCAAAATCATGCAGGACAACCTCGGCGGCGATTTCAAAGAATTCCAGTCAGCTTATGAGGCCGTTGGTACTGACCTGTTTGACCAGCAGGAGGGCTCACTGCGTAAGCTCACGCAGACCGCCACGAAATATGTATTACAGCTCGACGGCTGGATCCAGAAAAATAAGGGTCTGGCGACCACTATCGGGGTGATTGTTGGGGGCGGACTGGCGCTGATTGGCGTGCTGGGCGGGATTGGCCTGATAGCGTGGCCGGTGGTAACGGGCATCAACGTTATTATAGCCGCTGCCGGTTTTCTCGGTACAAATCTGGCCGCAATGGGGACGGCCATTGTTTCGGTGCTCGGGGCGCTTACCTGGCCGATTGTCGCTATTGGGGTTGCCATCGTCGCCGGTGCGCTGCTTATTCGCAAATACTGGGAGCCAATAAGCGCATTTTTCTCAGGCGTAATGGAAGGGATAAAGCAGGCTTTTGCCCCTGTAGTGGAGTTATTCGAACCGTTAAAGCCGGTTTTTGACTGGCTGGGTGACAAACTTAAAGCGGCGTGGCAGTTGTTTAAAGACCTGATCGCACCGGTTAAGTCGACGCAGGAGACGCTCGACAGCTGCAAAAATGCGGGTGTGATGTTCGGTAAGATGCTGGCCGAAGCGCTGATGTTACCGCTCAAAAGCTTTAATACATTGCGTACCGGCGTTAACTGGTTACTGGAAAAGCTAGGGGTTATCAATAAAGAATCAAGCGACCTTGACCAGAAGGCCGCAAAAGCCAGTGCCGCCACCGGCTCACAAAATAGGTCTTATATTCCGGCAACCTCTGCATATGGAGGCTATCAGTATCAGCCGGTAACTGCGCCCACGGGTAAGACTTACGTCGACCAGAGCAAGCCAGAATATAACATCAACCTGAATGGTGGCATTGCGCCGGGCAGCGACCTCGACCGTCAGCTGCGTGAGGCTGTCGATAAACTCGACCGTGAAAACCGTGCGCGTCAGCGCTCAAGTATGCGTCATGACTGAGGGGGATAAAGCATGTTAATGGTTTTAGGTTTGTTTGTGTTTGAGCGCCGCACGCTGCCCTATCAGTCCATGCAGTATTCGAAGGATTACCGCTGGGCGTCAAACGACCGTATCGGCAAGCCACCGGCTTATCAGTATCTCGGGGAAGGGGAAACCACGCGCACGCTGTCGGGCATGCTCTATCCGGAAATTACCGGCGGGCGTCTGTCACTGACCGCCATCGAGCTGATGGCAGACGAGGGGCGCGCGTGGCCGCTGATTGACGGAACGGGCATGATCCACGGCATGTATGTCATCGACAAAGTGACGCATACGCACACCGAGCTATTCAGCGACGGGGCGGCGAGAAAAATCGAGTTTAGCCTTTCTCTTAAGAGGGTCGATAAATCGCTGGCGACCATGTATGGCGACCTGAAAACGCAGGCCGACAATCTGGTCACGTCTGCCGGTGACTGGCTAGGAGGGCTGGCGGGATGATTACGGGAATGGATATTCAGGCCGGGGCGAAGATAGCCCCGGCGTTTATGCTCAAGCTGGATAACGACGATATCACGCAGGATTTTAGTGACCGCCTTATCAGTCTGACCATGACCGACAATCGCGGATTCGAGGCCGACCAGCTCGATATCGAGCTCAATGACACTGACGGTCAGATAGCTTTGCCACCGCGCGGCGCAACGTTGACGCTTTGGTTAGGCTGGCAGGGATCCGCGCTGATAAAAAAAGGGACGTTCACGGTCGACGAAATCGAGCACAGGGGCGCACCTGATACGCTGACCATTCGGGGGCGAAGCGCTGATTTTCGCGGGACGCTGAACTCGCGCCGGGAGCAGTCATGGCATGACACCACGCTCGGGCAAATTGTGGAGACGATTGCGGCACGCAATAAGCTGACGGCCAGCGTGGCCGACACGCTGAAAGCCGTCGCCGTGCCTCACATTGACCAGTCGCAGGAATCCGACGCGGTGTTTCTGTCCCGCCTGGCTGAACGGAACGGGGCGGCGGTTTCGGTCAAAGCGGGGAAACTGCTATTCCTGAAAGCCGGAAGCGGCAAGACGGCCAGCGGGAAGCCCATTCCGCAGATGACGCTTGAGCGCGGGGACGGCGATCGTCATCAGTTTGCCATTGCTGACCGGGAAGCCTACACCGGCGTCACGGCGAAATGGCTGCACACCAAAGACCCCAAGCCGCAAAAGCAAAAGGTGAAGCTCAGGCGTAAGCCAAAAGAGAAGCACCTCCGCGCGCTGCAGCACCCGAAAGCGACCAAAGCCCCGGCAAAGATTAAAGCCAAAAAAGAGCAGGAAGCGCGCGAAGGTGAGTACATGGCCGGTGAGGCTGACAACGTGCTGGAGCTTACAACCATCTACGCGACAAAGGCGCAGGCCATGCGCGCCGCTCAGGCGAAGTGGGACAAGTTGCAGCGGGGCGTTGCGGAGTTTTCAATCTCACTGGCGATCGGCCGGGCAGATTTATTTCCTGAAACGCCAGTCGCGGTGAAAGGCTTTAAGCGCGTTATAGACGAGCAGGCGTGGATAATCAGCCGGGTGGTGCATAACCTCAACGGGAACGGCTACACAACGGGCTTAGAGCTTGAGGTTAAAGTTTCGGATGTGGAGTACGAAAGCGAAGAATTAGAACAATGATATCTATTTAACTGTTTGTTATGTAAGGATAAATTTGGTAAAATTAGCGCGTCGGAAATTAAATGAGGTGCTCGCCATGTTTCACTGTCCAAAATGCCATTTTGCCGCTCACGCCCGCACTAGTCGCTATTTTACTGACACGACCAAAGAGCGGTATCACCAGTGCACAAACATCAACTGCAGCGCGACGTTTGTGACCACAGAAACGGTCGAGCGTTTTATCGTATCGCCGGGGGTAGTAGTACCAGCGGCACCGCACCCGACATCATCTGGTCAGCAACAAATCCACTGGCAGTGATTAAATTAAGCCCTTAAATGGGGCTTAATTTTTTTGTAATGTCATTTTCTAGGACTAGCAAAATGCCAAGCACTTCTATTATTAACTTTCATGATTAGGTAATGTATATTTGTGTGTTGTATTAAAAAAACTATAATTTTTTCTAGTGGATCGCCGATAACTACTAAGTTGATATTAGGAAAGTTGTTTATAACATTGATTTGAAATTTCTAAGGATGTTTGCGTGAAAGAGAGAATACAAGTAACAAGGCGTCAGCATTATGTATTCAGGAAATATTTAAAAGCTTGGGCTGACACTAAGAAAAGTGACCCGCAACTATGTGCAATGAATAAAAATTCAAAAGGAATTTTTCGGTCTGGGCTTATGGGGGTTGCACAGCAAAATTATTTCTATGAATTTAAGGTGTTGACTGAAGTTGAGAAAATGATGGTTGTAATTCTCTCAACTTCACCATATGAAACTTTAAATAACTTCGACCCATACTTTACACTTCGTGAAGTGGAAATTATCAACTTAAAAGAGAGAGTTGAAACCGCTAAATCTACAAGTCAGTATACCCCTCAGCATTTTATTGACGAACGTCGACAGTTAGGTGAGACAAAGCAATCTCGATATGAAAATGTTGGGCAAAGGTTCATTGAACTTCTGTTAAGCGAAAATGTAAATTTTTATAGCATTGATAAAGATAGAATCGATTTTATATTTTTCTTAATGATGCAATACGTTCGAACAAAGGCGATTAGAGAAAGTCTTAACAGCGCTTTTTCAAACGTACATGAGGATTTGGAAAGACTAAAACGTTCGGTTGATTTAGTCAGTGCTTTAGCAATAAAAAATAATATACCTTTCGATAAGGAAAAAGCGGAGGAGGAGTTAGAAGATTTAAACGCTAACTTGAATTTTGATAAAGTCACTCCTTTCATAACATACAGTACGGTTGATGAGCTCACTTACGCATTCGCTTATATGCAAAAAATGAATTTAAATATTATAAAAGCACATCCTGACATAAAATTTATAACAGGAGATCAGCCAGTAATAAACATTCACGCACCATCGCGAAATTCTCATGAAGAAATAGATAACCTTGAGTTTTATTATCCACTGTCACCAATGATTGCCATTGTTTTAAATTTCAAAGACCATGACCCATGGCCGGAAAAAATAAGCAAGGAGCAAACATTGGAGTTAAATAATAAAATCTTTGAAGCTGCTCATCTTCAAGTTTATGCAGGTGATGAAAGTGACTTCCGTTCTGGAGGGATAATATAATGATGATTATTCATCAATAACCACTACTTTTTTCTTAAGACTAATATTGAAAGGCATACATATTGGTTATGCCTTGTTCAACTTAGAGAATATAAATTTCTGTAAAGTAAGTTATCACAGCTAATTTATTTGACGGAAGGCGTGTAAGTTCATTGCTTTGAGAAAATTTCAAAAGCGTATGCATTACATTGCTAAATGTGTCAATCCACCTTTCCTAAGCCAAACTACAAGCCCCGCTTGAGCGGGGCTATAGATATCGATGTGGTCAATGTGTGGACACGGCCTAAAATAAATCCTTTTATTTCATTGTGTTGAAGCGTTTAAAATGGCTCCTGCGGGAGCCTTTTTCATTCTGTTTGACAATCCCTCACCATTTAGTTGTATAGTACAACTAAATGGTGAGGACATAACATGCACAGCGAAACCCCGGTAGTCAGTGTTATTCGACGTTCCTCGCGCCTGATGGTGCGAGAGTTAGGGAAGGTGCGAATAAGCAGGTCATTTCTTCCCAAGCTGACTCGCTGATTAAAATTTCGCGGATCTGGGCCGATTTTTTTCCCGCAAACACATCGAATCAGCCTATTTAGGCTATTTTTTCCACCATTTCTGGCGTTATTTCCGGTTTTTACTGAGATCTCTCCCACTGACGTATCATTTGGTC